ATATTATTGATATGTATTAAAAAAGAAAAGGAGCGAACAAGATGAACGAAATTACTACTGCACAGGAAACTTTACTGCCTCTTAATCGTGAGGAACTTGCCGCATTTTATCAGGCCTCCATGATGGCAATGAATGAAAGCATGGAAAAGATGTATGAGAATTTCAATACAGCACTTCGGGTAGACCGCAAACAGACAGATATGATCATTAAGAATATGTGTGTTATGCAGGATGATATCTCAAAAAATCTTGCCGAGATTTCAACTGCGCTTGCTGGATTCAAAAAGGAGTTGGCGGGGGTACTAGGTACTCTGGTAAATAATATAAAGGCAGAGCATACAAAGGAAACCCAGAAGTCTGTTGTGACATTCGATCCGGTCTTTTATACGCAGCGGAATCCTAGAGATCAGCGCATGTGGATTAATGACTCCAAGAACAAGATTGCCTCAATGGCGAAAAAGATGGGATATCCAGAGGTTGTTATTTATAAGAAGATTTATGCGGAGATGTCAAATGCTGGCTATGATATTGACAAGCTTTTTGGAAAATATCAGAGCAAAAATCCGGGCGTTGGGAAAATCTCCATGTGTGCCGCAAGCGACATTTTGAGTAATCTTTTTGAGTGTAAGGCTAATAACATCTTTATGGGATTTAAAAATAATGAAGGATCGCGGGCGAAGATGCCGGTGAATCTCTCTAACGGTGTTCCTGCGGATATAGCCGAGATTGTTCGTGGATTACGGGCAGATGGGAAACTCTATCCTATTAGTTACAAGATTGTCAAAAAGATGATTCGCGAGACTCCGGAGATTAATGAAGAACAGCTCATCAAGTATATTAAAGAAAAGTATCATGTTGAGCAATGCAATCTCTGGCATGCAATCTCTTTGAGTCCTACCGCAAAGCATAAATTAAAGAATCTCGTTAATTATTATGCAAAGGAGAAAAATCATGGCTGATAAGTATTATATCACAAACGGCAATAAGGTTATTTCCAAGCATACCAATAATGATGAGAAAATAACAATCAGTTATGACCAGGTGGAAGGAAACGTTGATCTTGCCTATCATTTTAAATACTCGGAGGCAGACAGCTACTGGCAGCACGTCCTGGGCGGTTCTTCTGCTTGGTCCGTCCAGAAGGTGGCATCCCGAACATCCAGGCGGAATTACATCATTACTTCTGCCACCGCCTTTGTTGGGGATGGCGGAAAAATGTCCAGGAGTATAAATGGCGCAAAGGCTTTCCGCAATCCTGCCGAAGCCGAGGCATATATAGGCAATCACCGGGAGATTAAGAAATATATGTCTGATCCCATGATTGTCACCGAGAGACTTGAGAATGTGGCAAAGTCCGCAAAGAAGACGTTTACAAAAGAGCAGCTTGCCACCCTTGGTGTCAAAGTAAAGCCAGTAAGATCCATGATTTCAAATAATGTTCGTACTAGCGTGTACGAGAAGAGCGGACATATGTGCGCCATCTGCGGACGCCCTCTGGAGTATAATGAAATGACCGTAGATCACATTCTCCCCCTTTCGAGGGGCGGGGAGAATTCTGCGGAAAATTATGCTGCGGTTTGCGAAGAATGCAACAAGTTTAAGGGGTCAAGTACAAATAAGGAATTAACGAACCGCTGCTCTTCTATCCTGTCTTTACAGGCTACAAAAAAGCCGACTGTGGCTTATCCGGTTATTCGCGCATTTGTGCGTGGCATGATTTCTGAATATGGAGGTATGGCATGATTGACAAACAGACATTTGTTGACGCCATTAATGGCATGATGCTTGTTGATGATTATCAGAAGGCAAAGAATAAGCTTTATCAGAAATTTAATGCCGACGGATATCTGCTTGAACCAGATAATAATGATATTATTCTGCGCCTTTTAAAATTACTGGCGGGATCCGACCGGTATGATGATACTATTGAGACATTTTGTCTTGTTAATAATTATGGGCGAGGAAAAGGTAACACAACATATGTAGACAAGGATGGAGTTATTATTGCTATTACTTCTCCGGAAGAATTGTATGACTACATCTTCGAATATCAAGGTGGTGAGGAATTATCAGTGAATACGGAGTAAAAATTAAAAACATAGAGGCGTCTACCAATATTGAGTATAATCTCGGGCTTCGCACACGTTTTGAATATAAAAATGCAATGTTGGTAAATAGTCTTTTTCTGGACTTCTTAAAGGAGCAAGGTCTTCATATTGCAAAGGATGGATCGACCAGAGATGTGGTATGCCTTGAATTTAATTACGGGACCAGATCTTATCAGGATGAGGTTTCTCATTTGCATAAGAATGCTCAGAAATTTTCAAATGACTATAAAAAGGCCAAGGTTCAAAATGACAAATATCTTATGGAAAAGTCTGCTCGTAATAGAGAGCGGACAAATGAGTTAATCCAAGAAGCCTATAAAAATAAGAATTTGTATATAAAACGCAGTAAAGAAGAAGTTCGGAAATTGTGTTATGTAAACGGCATTGATGTCAAATATGAAACATACAACAAATCCGGTAAGTTGGTTAAATCAGAAATCATTCATTATAAGATGCTCTACCGTTCTACCGGTAAAGCCAAAAAGGGAACCTGCACATTCATTCGGGAAGAAATGTATGATGCTGCACATGAGTTTCTATATATGGGGATAAAATTGCCGGAGCATCACGCGAAGATCGTGGAGGTTTCGGCTTATGCTCCGTTAATCTCAAGCGGAATTGTTGGGCGGGTACAGATACATCCCGAGAATATTCTTATACTGGAAGATGTTGATCGTTTCTTCTGTCGGGATGTTGTGAGTATTGAAACAGATGAAAACCGCCATTGTGTGGCAAAATGGATTGACGATTACAAATTAAAGAACGAAATGTTTGACGGTCAAGCCCTGATTGATACTTCTATTTTTCCAGAGTGGGCATCCGGCTATGTGCTGTTGCGACATCATTTTACAAAGATGGCTGCGTTCCACGCAAACATACAACTCTTCTTCCGTGACTGGTGCGAACAGAATGGATGGGATTATAACACCAGAACAGTTAAGGATTGCTGGGGTAATGATCATTATTTGAAAGATATAGAGGTAATAACAACTACGAATGCAGTCAAGTGGATGAAGATGGATATCAGTTATGACTACTGGTGCGAGTGGGTTCACAAAAATGACTGCAAGTTTGGAGTGGTTAAATTCTCACATCCGAGTAAGCTTGGCCGGTATCAAAAAATGAGTTACCAAATTGTTAACTCACTTGACATAAATACGATGGAAGAAGTTTGCCGGGATACCGTAGATTATATTCAAAAGTTAAAAGATGATGATTCAGTATTTCAGGACTATCTTCGAAAGAACAGTAATTTTGCAAATGATTATGAAGTATTGCTTGCTTTATGTGATTGGAACGCAGATTTTGTAAAATGTTCATATTATAGAGAACGAAAGAAAGTCATCATAGCAAATTATTTATTGGCAGTAAAAAGCGGAGAAATCTTACAAAATGGGGACAACTTAACGATTGTTGGATCTCCATATGCAATGTTGATATATGGCGCAACCGGAGATTTAGATGAATGTAATTTAGATGATACATTTATGGTTGAAGGCGACGCAATTCAGTGTTATACATTACGCTTTGAGGACGGTGAATACCTGGCTGGCTTTCGTAGTCCTTTTAATGGACGTTTTAATATGGATCATTTACATAATGTATATGACGAAAGGTTTGACAGATACTTCAATTTCTCTCCGCAGATTATTGCTGTTAATATGAATAGCACGGATTTCCAGGATAGAAACAATGGCAGCGATCAGGATAGCGACAGCATGTATGTGACTAATCAAAAAAATATTGTTAATCATGCAAAATACTGTTATTCACAGTATCCAACAATAGTAAATAATATCCCTAAAGATACAAATACATATAGTAGTTCTATGGAAGATTTTGCGGCGATGGACAATCTTCTTGCCGGATCACAGAGAGATATTGGTGAGTCTTCAAATTTGGCTCAGATAGCCCAAACGTATTCATATTGTTTTGATGATCCAAAATATAATGATTATGTAGCAATACTAAGTGTCCTTGCCCAGGCGGCGATCGATTCCGCGAAGCGCCGATTTGATATTTCTATTGAAGACGAAATCCAGATTATAAAAAAAGATATGGATATTGACATACATGGTTACCCCAAATTTTGGAAAACGGTAAAGAAGGGTTTTGATTCTTCTAAGATCAATAAATCATTGATATGCCCCATGGATTATTTGCAACAATTAAAAATTAGAGGAGCAAAACGACCAAAGGATGGGTATGCTATTGGAAATTATCTTGCTGTTCCCCAGAGTACTGGAAGTAGGCGTAAAAATAAAAAAGTTGAAGATTTGATTGAAAAATACTCTCTTCAAAATTATATTGCTGGTGTAGATAGTGACAAATATAAGATGGGGTATAATGACTTTATTTTATTAAAAAGTGATTTTTTATGTCTCATAGACGATATACGAGCTATTAGTATTTCTCGAAATTATCAAGGAATGGTCTACTGGTTGATCACGAGAGCCTTTGTTAGCAAGCCAGGTATGACCAGAAATGTGGATACGATTAAGCGGAATACAAATAAGAATAGATCTTTGTTGCTTAAGGTATTATATGATGTTAATCCAAATGTGTTTTTGTCTTGTTTTTTAAGGGAAAAGCGTGAGACTTAATTTTTTTTATATATTCAAAACCCAGAAAAAATAAGGGTTCTGAAGGATCCCACAAAGTTAACTAATGAAGGGGAAAATTTGCAATAACTACTCTTCCGCCGCTATTGCCGACGCGGCGTAAACCAAATAGGGAATCATGATTGTTGAATACCTTGTATGTGGCGTTAGGTCAAACATACTGCTATAGCAAAAAGCACAGAGATTAAGGATGAAAAGGAGAAATTAATTATGAAGAAAGCAGATTATATTACGGCACTTGCCAATGAAACTGGTTTTACAAAGAAGGCTATTGAGGAATTTTTGAGGGCGCAGAGTGCGGTTGTAGCGGCCAATCTTGCAACAGATGAGGTTCCGCTTATTGATGGGCTGAAGCTGACATTTGCCAAGAAGAATGCCAGAGTGTGTAGGAATCCACAGACCGGCGAATCTATTGAGGTTCCGGCCAAGGTGGTTCCGAAGGCAAAGTTTGGCAAGACAATTAAAGATATTTTTGCATAATAATGTTAGACGCTTACAGCAATTTTTTGTTATTCTACAGGTTTTAGGGATGAATATTTTGCGTCTAGTGTGATGCCGGTAGACAAAGATACCAAAAAGTCGAGAAGACAATGTGGTCCCGGGAAAGGAACGCTGAGGGAAGACACCTCTGACTGTGCGACGCGCTCAAGAAGTCCGGTCTAAACGTTTGTGCAATCCGTAAGGGAATGTGGTCGATTGGTCTGCGACCCCGGCATTTTTGGCTGACGAAGCCGTAAAAACCAATGTTTGCCAGGTTTATAGGGGAACTGATTTTTGAGGCAAATAATATATTTAAGGATGTGAATTATTTGATTAAGATCTCGAAGGACGAGGCAACATATTTGCGTGAGCATGGCAGAGGAAAAGATATACATCTGTCGAGTGCAACACATAAAGCCCGAGCGGTTAGATATTATTTGACGCAGTCATTTAAGTCGATGAAATTGTTGAATAGCTATAGAGCTTCAAAAATTATTTCGACATATGATGGGCGGTGATTATGTGAGCAATGTCTATACTGGTTATAAATTAATTTCTGGGAATACGGCGGAAATTAATGAATATATGAATAATATTGATTATAATGATTGGCATATAAATGAGTATGCCATAATTCAGAATACAGAAGATGATTCTGAACGAGAACTTCGTTTTGATGGCGAAAGTTTTGTACCGTTGAAACTTCCACTCTCTCGGTATATTAAAGGCAAAAATGCGCTTCAAAGATGTGCATTAGATATGCTTAATAATAAGGATATAACGATTGCCGTTGTACTTGGGCAACCCGGAAGCGGGAAAAGCTTTATCACTACCAAGATGGCGGCTTATTGCGTCCGGGAAAAAGGTTGGCAGTCAAAAATATGTTTTATCCGCGAACCGTGGGGCGAAGGCAGGTCACATGGTTATTTGCGGGGAGATTTTGACGAAAAGAACGCAATTTGGGAATTGCCAATCAAGCAACAATTTGACGGCCAGGAATATGAAGTAGATAAAATGAAGGACCAGGGTATTATTGAGTTTAACATCCCCATGTATATGAAGGGGACTACATATCCATCTACAGTTCTGGTTGTTGACGAGAGTGAGGATTTGACTGAAAAGCAGATTCGTCTTATTGGAACTCGTGTGGGTGAAGAGGGAAGAATCTTTTTTAACGGTGATTTTCGCCAGTCTTTATTAGATGCTTCTGCTCAGAATCCATTGTTAAAAATGTGCGATAAATTTAAAGGAAATAAGATGTTTGCTTGTGTCATGTTGGACGAGGATGTTAGAAGTGAAACAAGTAAACTATTTGCTGAAATGTATGATTAAAAGGAGAAAACCATATGCAGGAAAATGATGTAAAGGGAAAAGTAATTAGAAACTGGGCAATTACCAACAGGCTTTTGGATTGCGGACATCGAATTATACATGTCAAGCCTGATAAAGATGATCCGGATAAGAAGAAGTCTGTTTTTGTATTTCATGACACTGAGGAATTTCAGTCGGATCTTGCCAGAATCATGGCAGAACACAAAAAGACTTATACAGAGGATGAAGTAAATAAGAAAGTTGAAGAAGAAGTAAATCGCCGTATTCAGGAAGAAGTTGCTTCCCGTGTGGATGCTGCCATTGAAGAGCGATTGAAGAAAATCGAAAAATTTGCGGAGGTATAAGTTTATGATGCTTGATATTCCTATTGTGGGTAATTTAAAAGACAGCCCATTCCCCTCCCCCGAAGAATATGATTATTGGGAGGCAAGACAATCTAGGACATTTTATATTGATTATGAGCTTGACGATGATTATTCGCTGATTGAGTTAAGTAAAACAATTATTCAAATGAACATGAATGAGAAAGATATCCCAGAAGACGAGTTAAAGCCTATTTATATCTGGATCCATAGTTATGGTGGAGATCTTGAACAGGCCATGGCCTTTTGCGACTTGTGCGAGTCTAGTCGGATTCCGATTATTACAGTTGGCATGGGCGTTGCTATGTCTGCCGGTTTTCTTATTTTTCTCTCTGGGAAACGTCGGTATGCTCTTAAACATTGCCAGATGCTTGTTCATTCGGGCGGCGCTGGATTCCAGGGAACTGCCGAGCAGATGGAGGAATTCCAGAAGAAGTATAAAAAACAATTAAATGAGATGAGGGCCTATATTCTGGAAAGAACTGATATTGATGAAAAAACATTTAATAAAAATCGGAATAAGGACTGGTATCTCACGGCTGACGAACTTGTGAATTATCATGTTGTGGACAAATTGATTGATAATATTGGGGATATATTTTAAGGAGGAAAAGGATTATGAAGAATTATGTATATGATGTAAAGAGTAATAGAAGATTTGCAATTAAGGGAACTTTGTCTGCCGATGGTAAGACAATTTCTTATGTGAATAGTGATAAGGAAGATGCAACAATTACGCTTGACAAGTGCTTTTCTGATTTTCGTGGAACGCCGATTGAGGTAAGCATCACCACAAAGACCGAGCAGGATCTTGCCAAGGGATTTGAGGAGGACGACTAATGTCCTTCTCTCTCGCCCGTCTTCCGGGCGAATCTGAAATGAAATATATCTATAGGCTTGGCAGTGCAAAGAACGATGGCCTTATAGATATGACATGGGAAGATCTTGCGGAAATTATGAACCGAGAACTTCGGGATGACCCCTCTGAATATTATAGCGAATCTGCGTACAGGAAGAAATATGCGCTTATGCGTCAGACCCGTGAGGAGTTTGCAGATTCTGTCAAAACGGCAAATGCGGATGAATTAATTGAATTACGCAGAGAGTTGGAAAAAGAAAAGGTTAAAGTTCGGGACGAACGTAATGAATACCGAAGGTTGATTCGAGAAGAGGCCCGCAAGGAATCATATGTCGAGCAGTTTACAAATGCCATTGTTTCGGCTGCAAGACAAACTGCCTATGAGGCTACAAATGTTGAAGACAATAAAGGTGGCGAATATGATAAATGCGATCTTTTAATTCCTCTCTTTGATTTACATAGCGGCATTGAAGTAGATAACCATTGGAATAAATATAATACAGATATTTTGAAAAATCGTTTGGATTATTATTTGGGTAGAATAATTGAAATCCAGAAAAGGCACAATGCAGAAAATGCATATATTGTCTGTTCTGAGTTGTTGAGCGGCATTATACATCCTGTTCTCAGGATTGAAAACAATCAAGATTTGATTGATCAGTTCTTGACAGTTACGGATTGTATTAGCCGTTTTTTAATTGAATTAAACAATGTATTCCGAGATGTATATGTATATGTTGCACCCGGAAATCATAGCAGGATTAATCCTAAAAAGGATCAGGATATTGCGCACGAAAATATGGATAATCTTGTTATTCCGTTTTTAAGTGCAAAGCTTCAAAATTATAGTAGAATACATTGCGAACCTAATGTATTTGATCAGGGAATTGCTATGTTTGCCGTTAGAGGAATTAATGTGCTGTCTGTACATGGAGACAAAGATTCCATGGATAATGTTGTTGAACATATGCGCCAGTTGTTCAGGGTTGGTCCCGATTTAATTTTGACGGGACATAGACATACAAATGCACTTGTTACAAAAAATAATATCAAAATAGTTCAGTCTGGTTGCATGAGTGGGGCGGACTCATTTAGTATTGACCATAGACTGTATAATTGTCCGGAACAGATGGTGTGTGTCATATCCGACAAATACAATTTGGACTGTATGTATGATGTAAAATTTAAGGATTAAAAAAGGATGTGTTTTATGAAGTTTAATAATGTAGATGAATTATGTTTCAAAATGATTCATACTTCAGATGTATACGATTCGGTTAATATGATTTCAAATTTTTAGACAGCATGGGATGTATTTACATTGCTCGTGAAGAGTGGTTATGATATTTCTCTGGTAGAAATTGATGGTGATTATGATAGGGAGTATGTAGTCTCAATATACGATCATACTGTCTCATTATGTGAATCCTATGATTACAGCTCGAATAAGTATTTGGGGATTGAAGGCATTATATTTATTGACGAGAACAATGTTAATTCGAAGTTTGTTGTCGATTGTCGGAGTAATGATTTTATCCGGGATTTTCATCCGGTATATTTCGAATTTGGTAATGAAGATGATTGCGATGAATGTAGTATTACATCTGGAATTAACGGACATTATATGACTTTCTCTATCCCAATTTGTTTAGAACGATTGAATAGTGAAATTGAGAAACTGATTGAAGATTATATGTTTGATGATTATTTTGATATTTAAGGGCAGGTAATACTGCCCTTTTTCTTTATCTAAATGACGACACACGGTTTTTATTTGTTTGTGAAAATTTAGATAAAGGATTAATGGCGCTTGGGGTACCAGCTAACTCACCTGGCTCTAACCCAGGGGAACCCGGGGCGGCACCGGGAGCGCTTGCTCAATACAGAATAACATTAAGAGTAATTAACTTAATGTGGAGAGGTGTCCTAGCCCTCTCCTATTCTGTATTATCATAAGCTAGGAATATAATGCTCTAGGAGGTAAAAATAAGGAGATAAGAGGATGAAAGATGTTTACAAATGCACACGGGAATGTCTTGATAAGTACAATCAAGTATGTGACACAATTTGCAAGTCTCCAGATGAGACAACAAATGAGTAGGATGAATTTCTTCAAAATTTTTGCATTCATCTTGCTCACGCTTTAATTAAAGATACCGGATATGATTCTCGTGACCGGGAAGAACTTTGTAAAATGGCAGATATTATTAATGATGTTTGCAGATAAATTGGTGGGATGTCCCACCATTGACGCGATGTGGAGCAATTGGAAGCTTGCCAGGTTCATATCCTGGAGGTTGCAGGTCCGAATCCTGCCATCGCAATTATGCTGATGTGGCGCAATTGGAAACGCAATTGATTTGTACTCGGTGGACTAGGAGTTCGAGTCTTCTCATCAGCTCTGAAGAGTATGTGGTGTAACGGAAGCACACTTCGCTTGGGACGAAGGGGAGCCGTTCGACTCGGACATATTCTATATGATTAAAAGGAGGGATGGTTTTGGCTGCAACCAGAATCACAAGAAAGGGTTAGAAAAAAACGCTTTCCCCAAAGGAGGCTGGTAAAACTACTACCCTAAAAGAAATAGACAAAACAATTGAACAATTATGTGAATTGTTTAATACTCTCACTCCGGCGAATTAGGTGAAAGCGCTTGAGGCAATGGGTGTCGGAGATAAGTTTTTTACATGTCAACATTGTGGACATGTAAAAACAAGAGATAAATTTTATGTATCTACCGCACCAGGACAGGCTTCCGGTGTTACGGATGGCTGTAAACAGTGTGCAGAGGAGATTGCTCTTCCGGTTGTAAATGGAGAAAAACAGCAACCAACAAAGCAGACTGTTGATGATGCTATGTATTTTTTAGATAAACCAATGTTAGAGTCTGTTTGGGAGGCATCATTATTGGAGGCCGCGAATGGAGCTTCTGGCAAAGGTAAAAGTAATGTGTATACCGCATATTGTAAAAACATCCAGATGGTTAATTACTATACCATGACGTATAGAAATTCTGATAATTATACTGGCGGCGCAATCTCACTTGAAGATATGGCTGACAATGCTCTTCCAAAAGACTAGGAAATTATAGAGTAGTTTGAAAAAAATAAAAATGATACGTTGCGACTACTTGGATATCTTCCATTTGAAAAAGAGAAATTATCTGACTAGCCATTTTTGTATTCTTAGCTTATAGGATTTTTAGATTCTTCCGAAGAAGGAAATGATGATATGATGCGTACTGCATCTATTATTAGTATTGTTCGAGGATTTTTATAGGCCAGTAATATAGATGACATGGTGGCGCAATTGTCACAGGATTTTCGTAATGCCGAAAAGAATATAGCAACGATTAAGGCTCTTCAACAAATGAAATCATAGATTCTTGGAAGCGTAAATAATCTGGCAAAAGAAAGCTGTATTTCTTTGAAGAATAGCAAACATTCGATTAAGGGTGAGAATACTTGGACCGGTAAGATTAAGAAGATTAAAGACATGAATCTTCGTTCCGCAGAGGTAAATGGATTTGATATTGCAACATGTAAAGGAATGCAACAGGTTCAAGAGATTAGTGACGCTTCAATCATGAAACAACTCGCTCTGGATGAATCAGAATGGTCTGATATTGTTGCGACAATGCGTGTAGATAATACTAATCTTCGCAGAGAAAGAGACCAATATAAAGAAATTAACCGTATTCTATTAAGAGAAAATATTGACCTTAAAGATTATCTTGAAGATAATAATATGTCTCCTGCTGAGATGCTTGTTGATTTGAAAGATCTATATTCTGTCTTTAGTGATGATAAAGAGGAAATAATTGATATGGAGGAGGTCGATTCCGATGAATGATTTACTCCTTCCGATTGATATGGATTTACCATATGATAAAGATTTTTTCAAAGATTATGGTGTGTTTGTTAAACCTATTGACTATCCATTGTCTTAGAGAAAATTAGATGGTTTGTTGGCAATAGGCGAAATGCAAAGATATTTTCAATGTAATCCGCTAAAATGGATTGATATTATGTATAACATTGAGATGATTGATGCTCAGGCTCTTTTAATATAGAGGGCATGGAATTGTCCAAATGTTTTAGCATGTTGTAGTCGTGGTATTGGTAAGAGTACTTCTATTGATATTATGACTATGGCGAAAGACAGTTTGTTTACAAATTATTGGTGCTATATTGCTAGTGGGTCTGGTTCTCAGGCAGAGCAAACATTTATGACTCTTGAGAAAATTGCAAATGACAATATTGATGAATTTGTGGGATCTACAGGAAAACTATTTAAAGATGAAATTGTTGTTCAAAATGCTGGAGGAGATGGTTTTAGCCATAACCCAAATGGATTTAGGTTTGAAACGTACAATGGTTCTTTTACTTAGACGTTAAATAGTAATATAGACCGCAAGCGTGGACAACGTGGCTCTGTAATATTTGACGAATGCGGTTTCTTATCTGCTGAAATGATTAACGTTTATTCTGCATTCGCAATTGTTAATAAGAGTTTTAAAACCGGTAAAGATGCTAGTGGGAAGTCAATTGACCCAATTCGTCAAAGGACATTTGCTACTAATATTCCAAACCAAAAGTTTTATATTTCGAGTGCTTCGAGTACCGATACACCATTTTATGCTTTATACAGAGATTTTGCTAAACGGCAAATCATGGGAGACCCAGACTATTGTGTGATTCATTTAGATTGCGAGATAGCATTTAAACCGACTTTACACGGGGAGGTAATTGCTCCTCTCCTATCTCGTTCCACTGTTGAATCTGAAATGAGAACAAATCCAGAAAAGGCTCGTAGAGAGTATTATTGTCAGTTTACAACAGAAGCTGGCGCTGATGCAATTGTTAAGCGAGGAGTTATTACACGCAATGAAGAAACGCGAAAACCACTTCATGAAAATGACACTGGTGATAAAAAGTTTTGGTTGTGTTATGATCCGGCTCGTATGAGAGATAATTCAGTTGTTTTAGTTGGAGAATAGTATGAATCTCCTCTTCCAGATGGAACAAAGGAGAAGAAGGCGAGAATCGTTAATGTTGTAAATCTCGTTGATGTTGGCAAAAAGATTAAATCGCCAATGCAGACACCTGATTAGGTTGAATATCTTCGAAAGATGATACTTGATTATAATGGTGGGGCGGATAATTATGCTAACATTCTTGGTATATACGTTGATGCCGGTGCTGGTGGTGGAGGTCCAATCATTGCAGATATGTTAATGCAGAATTGGACAGATAAAGCTGGAATTGAGCATCGTGGATTTATTGACAAGGAATATTCCGAAGAATATGTTCGAAGATTTCCAGATGCAGTTCAAGGGAAGCTTCACATGATGAATCCGAGTGCATTTAAATCTATGATGTATGAAGCGCTTATTGAAATGTTGAATCAAAATAAAATTAGTTTTACTTCCACCTATGATCACAAAGGATATCTTACTGTGTTCGATGTTGATCAAAAGGTTATAGATAAAGAAACAAAACGAATTACCGAAGAACTTAAAAAGAAAAAAATTGTAGGTAAAGAGTTTGAGGAGAAATTGAAAGAGGAACTTGATAAGGTGCAATCTGTAAAAACAAAGACTATTAAACTTGATTGGCGTGATGAAATTGCGCTTAGTAATATAGATGCGCTTAAAGAAGAACTTGTCAATATGGTAAGAAAAAAGAGAGAATCTGGGAAAGACTCTTTTGAGTTGACGCCAGAAAAAGCCAATAAAATGCATGACGATCGCGCATATGTATGCTGCATGCTTGGCTACGCATTATTATAGGCCAGGCGCGAGGATGTTTTAAAACGTCCAAAACAAGATAATAATAATCTAATAGACCGTCTTACTATTCGTCCGGCTAAACGGTTTAGTTCATTTTAAGGAGGTGTTGCCATTTGGCGACTAAAGATACGGTGTCAAAGGTGACACCTAACAACAAAGAAAAAAGGCAATTTGCCGCTAAATATTCTGATGAGTTTTTAAAACAGAGATTTGCTGATTCGCAAGAAGCCTTTAAGAGGTTGCGAGATTTTACTAAAAATTCTACACGGAATGTTGGCGTTTTTGATAAGGAAACATTACGTGGATATTTTCAAAATATAGTTAGTAATGAAGCGCGGCTGAGAAATCTTTCATGGTATTTGTTTTATAGATCTTAGGTATATGCACGGCTTGTATTATTCTTTAGCAACATGTTCTGTTTGTATGCACGTTCTGTGATTCCCAATTATGACATGACAAAATCAAATAATCCAAACAAAGTACTTAAATCTTTTCAAGAGACGGTGGATGAATTGGATAAAATGAGGCTTCAACAAGAGTTTTATCCAATCATTGTTACGAATTTTGTGCAGGACGTAAGTTATAACGTTTGGATTGAGGATGACGATGGTGTATTCACTCTTCCATGGCCAGCAGATTCTGCTCGAATTACTGGTAAATACATGACAGGAGAATTTGCTTATGCTATAGACGCGACATATTTAAGAGGTCATCAGGAATTAATTGAATATTTTCCAGAAGTGTTTGATCAGTTATATAAGGATTATCAATCGACCGGAGAAAAGTGGCAGCCAATGCCAGAAGAATACAGTCTATGTACTAAGTATAGGAGTGAGGATATAGAAACTGCCATTGGTCCTCTTATGCCCATGGCGAATTCATTGATTAATCTGTTGGATCTTGAAGATATTCAAGCTGTTGCGGCAGAACAAGAGATTTATAAGTTGATTTGGTACGAGCTTGAAACATTGGATGGAACGGATACTCCTGACGATTGGCGAGTAGACCCCTCTTTGGCTATTGATTATTTTAACAAAATGGTTGATGAGGCAATTCCGCCCAATATGTCGGCGGCAATTGTTCCCGGTAAATTGAATGAGATTTCGTTTCCTGACAGTACCGCTTCTGACACAACAAAGGTTATGAAGGCAACCGAAACAGTTTTGAATACTGCCGGAGGAGCCGAGATACTGAACGGATCGACCATTAATAATACTTTTGCATTTAGGATGGCATCAATAGCAAATTCTGAATATGCCATTTCTTCTTTACTCCCACAGATACAAAGTTGGACAAATCATAGACTCCAATTAATGTTAAGTGATCCATGTAAGGTCAAGTTCATGCCTGTAACTGTGTATACAAAGGAACAATACAAAGAAGAATTAACAACCTCTGGAAGTAATGGTCTTCCAGTAAAATTAGCTTTAAATACACTTAACGGCTATTCCGAGAAAGATACAATGGCCTTAAATTTCTTGGAAGAGTCTGTTTTGCATCTTGGACAGATCTTAGTTCCGTGGTCTACTTCTTATACTCAAACAGGTGAAGTTGGAAGGCCAAAAACTCCAGATAGTGAATTAACTGATTCTGGGGATAGGACTAGAGATACGGCTGATAGTTAAGAGGTGATGTTATATGAAATTTATAAAGACATCTGACGAAAATACAGCAAACCTTCTGCGTGAAGCTGGATTCCAGGAAATCACAATGGAAGGCAATCGCTGGGTTTTTATTAATGAACCGGATAAATTAAATTTTTCAGCTGATGAAACTAAAAATATGGAACAGAGTAATATACTTTGTTTTTAATCTCCTCTCGGAGAAATATTGAAGAAAGGAGGAAATGATACCAATGTACAATAAAAAGCTATTGACAGTTGATGATCTTGTAATGTTTTGTGAGAAAAATAATTTTGCAAAATTTAGTGCTAAAGAATCTGGTTATTAGATATGCGTACAAATTCCGGCCTAGTTTAGCCAGGAAGATTCCGATGATAGTTTATTCTTTGGAAATGTGCTAGTTTGTCATACTGGGGTCAATCGCAATCATTCGAATTTAACGGTTGACGCTGCAAAGAAGGCAATTAAGAATTTGGCATACAAGCCGGTACTTGCAAATTTTTGCGAGATTGACGGAGTAAAAGATTTTACAAGTCATGATTTTGATATAGATAAAAATGGCGAATATGTTTATTACGAAAAACAAGTTGGGTGTTTTACTGCTGATAAGGCATATATGGAATAGGATTCTGACCGGGAAGATCGTATGAATGTATTTGCAAAGGTGGCAATACCGAGGGAATATACAGATGCTGCCGAAATTATTGAGCGCAAGAACGGAACAAAATGTTCCGTCGAACTAGGAGTCAACGAACTCTCATACTCGATTAAGGATAAGGTTCTTATGCTTGAGGATGTTGATATTTTAGGCCTCACCCTGTTGGGGGTTAACCCGGAAACAGGAGAACCTGTTGGCGAGGGCATGGAAGGCGCTCATGTACAAATTGAGGATTTTAGTGTTGAGAACAACTCTCTCACTTTTAATGCTCAAATGGTCAATTCGATTGCTGACGCTGTCGTAAGACGGCTTAGTGATATAGCGGATAATTCCGCGAATGTTTCAGAGGAAGGAGGAAAAGATCAAGTGAAATTTGAAGAACTTTTAGAGAAATACGGCAAGTCCGTAGATGATATTGACTTCGAGTACGAAGGTCTCTCAGATGAAGAACTTGAGGAGGCATTTGCAAAAGCTTTTGGCGAAGAAGTCTCTCCCGAATCTGAAGAACCCGATGATCTCGAAGAGGAAGTAAGGCCTGAAGAGAATTTTGCGGATAATGATCAAACAGATGATTCTGATGATGACACAGAAGACGAGCCTGATGATGAACCAGAAGAGCCTGTTATTGATGATGATACTCTTCCGCCCACTTATAAAAAGGTGGTAAACGGTATGGAGTTTGAGCTTTCTCTGTCTGATATCCAGAATGCTATGTATGATCTTGTCAATGCAACATATGCAGAGTCTGACAATGATTATTATGGATGTGAGATTTATCAGGATTCCAAGAGTGTTGTTATGATTGGTATG